AATCAAGCGGCACTAACATCTTATAGAAGAGAAGCATATAAAAAAGATGGAGCGCAGCTCTACTGGAACGCTGATGAAATAACAAGAGGCATATGGGATCTTGCTAAAGCAAATAGCATCGACATAACTACACCAGCATCAAACGGGGCTAAGCCAACAGATTATTATTTGGATATAGATGCAGTCGAAAAACCAGTTTTAAATATTTCAGGCCAAAGAAAAACGCCAGATGGCGGCAATCCTGGCGTTTTTCTTGAAACAAATTATTTAACATATTTTGCGGGCCGCACTTCGCCTAAAGAAAAAATGAAGGGAGATCTTGAACAAGACAAAGAAGCCGGAATCTTTCACTATGTTCTCGGAAAAAATAGGGGAATCATAAAAGACATTAAGCTTTCTAAAACCGATTCTAAAGGTCTTCCAGAAGTTAGATTTGAGCAAGATGGTTACGACGGCTTAAAACAATTAAGAGTCGTTTATGATGTTGATGTTGACACTTATCTAAATGTAAAAACATTTCCAGGCTCCTATATTTTTGTAGATCCGCGAGGGTTTGCTCCTAATACAAATTTAGAAGCTGATAGCGAGCTTAATTTAACGGAATATGGAATCGGCGGCTATTGCATGATAATTAGATCAACGCATGAGTTTGGTGCTGGCTTGGCAAAAAGCTCGCTTCATGCTAAATGGGTGCATGATACAAATAATAATTTAGATAAAAAAGCAGACAATGAGAGGCAATCATATAGAGGTGCCAATGATGGTGATGGTTGTAGTTCCACAGATGTTGGACACACAAAGCGTAAATCTCAGCAAGCCGCAGAGAAAGCACAAAAAGAAGCAGGAGATACTGTCGGATCACTGTAATTAATCCGAACCTATAATAACAGGAATAAATTAAATGGCAGACGATACATATTTTAAAAAATCAAATTTTGACACAACTTTTAATTTATTTTATAAAAACGTAATTTATAAAAGAAGAATGTATGGTCAAGGATATAAAAACATTATAGACTTTAATGCTGGTGAGAAATTATTATATGGTCGTGTTGATCATTTTTTTATACCAATTAAAAATACTGATCCAATTAATTTTGATTCGTTTAATAGCGCTATTGCAAATGGTCAAAGAGTTTCTGCTGTTGGTTTTGTTGTAAGAGCTTTTGAAGATATGGCCGCTCAATTTAAAAGATGCGCCGCCCAGCGTAAAATTTCCCCAACTGATCAATATTTAAGCAATCTAAAGGTGTATAGAGCATATGAAAATCCAGATGTTTTATATCAAAATTATCTAAACACATATTACGATTTAATAATAAAACGATTTAAAAAAGATAAAATAAAAGTAGCAGATTTTGGACATTTTATGAAAGAGCTGTTTAAAATTATATCAAAGCCTGCTCCTGAATATCCTTTTACACAAACCGGGTATATAAAAAGCAAACAATGTCCAATTAATGTATCTGGATTTGCGATAGAAATTGCAGATCTAGATGTTTCTAATGATTTTGATAAAATGGAGAAGTTTGTCGAAAGCAATAATTGGGATTTTTATGTTACAACTTGCAATAAATATGGATTTATGATCGACAGCAACGCTCCGTGGAGAATCGTAGCTGATTTAAATTCAGAAGCTATGATTAATTACAGCGCTTTTCAAGGCGGATTAACTGATTCTTTTATAATATTTGAAAGAATGTTTTCGAACGTTGCGCTTCTATATTATAAAAAATTTAAATATGATTTATTGAGATTATATGATAAAGTTAAAAAAAGCTACTTAGTTCAAGAAATATGCGATGGAAACACAATTAATAAATTGATCATTCCAGCCAATTATTCAATTGATTATTATGAAACTCAATTTTCCGATGATTATTTCTTGGATTATTACTTTAGACTAAGAATATGGGAAGAAGAGACAACACTTTCAAATGCAGAGATATTAAATATTATTAATAAATGCACAGCTGTGGCTAAGAGCAACGGAGCACTTTCTTCAATAGCTCTTTTTGAAAGATTTATTAATAAACCATTTGACTATGTTGGCTCTTTGAGTTATGCTATTAAGAGTAACGAGGCTAAGAAAAATGCAGCTGCAGGAGTTTCTGATTCTTCAACTAAATCCGGCGGAGGTGGTTATTGATATTCCAGGCCCTTGACGATAAGTCAGAATGTATTGGAATTTACGCAGACGGCAAGTTGTCGTTTGAGAATTTTCCGGAAAACCTAACAAAGACTTGGCGCTACAGCGCATCCATCACAGATCCATCGGTGGAGTATGCCTGGATACGCGCTGGAGGGCGCCCTATTACCGATTGCTGCCCAGAAGATTTGAGCAAGGAGCTTCGAGCTGCCCAAAGAAAAATGAAGGCTTATCTCAAGTCTTTCACGATCGCTAAGGTTAATATGGCGGATCATTGCGTGTTTGACTTAATTCCTCACGACTTTCTTGTACGCTTCTGCGAGATCAAAAACAAGATCACAGAGCACGTGTTCAAGACATGTGAGACTCCTCCAAATTACGAGCACCTAAACAGCGTATATAAGCTATTGCATAAGATTAGGTATCAGAGGTTAAACTTAAGCAGCGAAGATTGCAAGCAGCTCTTCTATTCTTCGATGAATCGTCAGAAGATTCAGGAACTAATGAAGAATTACAAAACAATTGATTATAATATGTTTGGAACAATCACAGGAAGGCTCACCACTCATCCTGAATCGTTTCCGATGTTGACTCTCAAGAGAGAATTGAGAAGAATAATCAAGCCCCATAATGATCTTATGATGAGCCTTGATTATAACGGAGCTGAGATCCGCACCTTGCTCGATTTGTGCGGCCAAGAGCAGCCACCTTACGATGTACATGAATGGAATATTCAGAATGTTATCAACGATTTAGAAATGACGCGCTCCGAAGCAAAACTCTATTTCTTCGCATGGTTATATAACCCAGAGTCCAATGATATCGAATCAGATTATTATGATCGTGAGAAAGTTCTTGACAAATACTATATAGATGGTTATGTTAATACTCCATATGGGCGCAAAATTAAAGTGGAACAGAGAAAAGCTTTAAACTATTTGATCCAAAGTACAACCGCAGATCGCGTATTGTCAAAAGCTGTTCTAATCGACAAGATGCTTGAAGGCAAGAAGTCCTTTATTTCACATATTGTTCATGATGAGGTTGTAATTGACTATGCAGATGAAGATAGGGATATTGTGGTGGGAATTAGAGAGGTGTTTGAAGATGGTTATTTGTCAAACTTTAGAGCAGGAAAAGATTATCATAATCTAAATGAGATAAAGCTGTGATTTCAATTATTGGCCTAGGCAATGCTGCCTCAAAGATTGCCGAGAAATTTAAACAAACAAAAAACTACAGCACTTACATGCTGAACGATAGTATTGAAAAAAAATCAAAATATAGCTTCAAGCTTAAGTCGCACAAGACACCAGAAGAATACGAACAAAACATTCCGAATGTAAAAAAGTTCTTTTCGGAAGTTAGCGACCACATACAGTTTTTTATTGTGGGCTCCTCTTTTAGCTCAAATTATTCATTAGGAATTTTACAGCAAATTAAAAATAAGAAGATTGATTTATTCTATATTCAGCCGGATGCAGAACTGATGACTGGTGTCCCTAAATTACTTGATAAAGCTGTCTTTAGTATTTTACAAGAATATGCGAGATCGGGATTGTTGAACTCGTTTACTGTACTTTCAAACATTCTAATTGAAAAAACCATCGGAGATATTCCAATTAAAAGATATTATGATATGATTAATGATTCTATTTTTTCCACCGTTCATTACATAAATTATTTTGATCATGCAGAGCCAGAAATCGGAATAGTCGCAAAGCCGCTCGATATTAATCGTATCAGAGCTTACGGAATTCTTAATCCAAAAAATCTTGAAGAAAAATGGCTTTATGAGCTTGACATGGAGCGTGACCTGTGTTATTATTTATGTATAAACAAAAACAGATTAGAGAACGAAGGAGGGTTGCACAAAAAGATAGTCGATATGTTAAAAGAGAAACCTCGAAACGCATTTCGCAAAATTTCTTATGCAATCTATGAAACAGAACACGATGACTTTGGGCTCTGCGTTGCCCACACTAACGCAATACAAGAATACACTTGACAAGCTACGTTGAGTGTTATACAATAGGAATCAAGGAAAGCTTGATTTACTTTACCCAACAACAGGAGAAAACTAAAATGGGAATTGATATGGAACTAATGCGAAAGAAGCTCGCAACCCTTCGCGGCGAAGGAAATAAGGACGCAAACTCACCCTGGTTCAAGCCAGATGAGGGCGATACAGATATTCGGATCGTGCCGACAAACGATGGCGATCCGCTTAAGGAAATGTTCTTCCACTATAATGTGGGCGAGCATCGTGGTGGCATTATGTGTCCAAAGCGCAACTTTGGAGAAAACTGCCCCATTTGTGAATTTGCTTCTTCGCTCTGGCGCGAAGGAGTAGACAAGAACGATGAGGAGAGCAAGAAGCTTGCAAAGTCACTCTTTGTGCGCACTCGCTATTTCTCGCCCGTTGTTGTGCGTGGCCGCGAAGACGAGGGAATTAAAGTCTACGGCTACGGAAAGCAGGCTTACGAGTTGCTTTTGGGATACATTCTGGATCCCGAGTATGGTGATGTTACCGACATCAACGAGGGAACGGACATTACCCTTACCTATACAAAGCCCACCAAGCCTGGAGCATATCCTCAGACAAACCTGAAGATGCGTCGAAACACGTCCACCCTCCTGGAAGAGGCAGATGCGATCCCCGCCCTCCTCGATCGTATGCCCGACTTTGATGGTCTATTTGATCGTCTTAGTGCATCCCAGGTCGACGCAATCTTGGATGAGCAGCTTTCCGGAAATTCTTCCGCTGAAAGTCGCTCTTCTGAGACAGCCAAGTACGGCGCCGCAAATGCAAAAAGCGATGTAGACCGTGCCTTTGATGAATTGATGAGTGGCTAGTAGTAACTAGGGGCGTCTGGTACCGATGGCAGAGCGGGGCTAAAATACTCTGCCACCTTTCTTCAGATGAAGAGATACATTAATGCTTCGCCTATAGATAGGCAGATGAAGCTAACATGCAAATTATAAAACAAAAAGGAGAAATAAAATGCATACTTTAGAACTATACACCGAAAACGATGAAGACATTCCAGTTTCGGTAGTAACTGTCCAGCTGGGACGCAATCGAAAGGAAAATCGAGATACCAAGAAGAAGATGGGCATGCCCATGAAGGCGCGCTTTGGGCATGCTTATATCCGCATATCACCAGAAAGCGAGTTGTTTGCGATTCCAAATGGTACGAACCCGCGCGCCCTTAATTCTGAGTCACCCAAAGTTAAGGCTATTCGAAAAACCTTAGAGGAATTGCCGGGCTTTGCTGTATATAACGGCGGAGTTTGTATTGTGGTTGACGATGGGTCGGTTAGTTACGATTCTGAAACCAATACTATATCATTTTCTTGCAAGCAAGATGGCTCTGGCCACTATGATGGGCAGCATACGATCGAGGCAATTGCGCAAGGCGCAGCCAACGCCACTGATCAGCAGGTGTCCATCACCTTTGTTGAGAACAGGTTCTTTGAGAACAATGGTCAAATTCGCACGGCTGCTGAGACGTGGAATAGTCGAGAAACGCAGAAGCTAAATAGCGAGCAAAACCAACGTGGGCTTTTTGACCACCTTAAGGCGTATCTCAACGCAGACATTTCTGCAAATATCGGCTGGCGAGAAAATGAAAAGAATGTCGAAGGCGCCTTGATCAAGAAAGAGTGCAGAATTGACCGGGTTATCTCTTTGATGTACACGGGCGTTCCGGCGCTAAGAAGTGACTGGTTAGATACCGGTGATGAGATGCACAACATCTTGCGAAAGGGTTATCGTTCTACGATGATTCTAGAAGATGCGGATAAAAGCCGTGACTTTGAAAAGTTGTTTGTGCATGCAAACCGCATTCTCGCTATGAATGATTACATTCAGAAGAATTTGCGCACTGCTTTTGAAAGAAACGCCAGTGGTGATGAATCTTTCGATGATTTACAGATTGTGCGCAAGAGTGGGAAAACTGATATGAGGAAGGATGTCGCCAAGCGCAAGTTTTTCGCCCAGCAGATGTTTGATGGAAGCACTCAAAGTGTCGCGCTTCTTCCTGACTATATGCAGCCAGTAATGTACGGTCTTTTAAAGAACGCTTTCAAGCTGGATCGCAAGACTGGAAAGGTAATTTTGGCAAACGGACTTACCGACAAGGATTTGGAGGCGATTTGGGACGAGGCAGGCTATAAGATCCTTAGCATGCTTGAGACGCGCTTTTCGATGTATTTCCGTAAGCGTTTTAACTCGCGACATGCCGAATTCGGGTGTTGGTCTAACCTTTGGGATAAGTGTGACCATATCTTTGAAGAAGCCATCGACAGCGGTTCTTGGCGCAGTCAGAACATTGCCAATGCGGCTAAGTGATGAAAACTCCATTACGATATCCTGGCGGTAAAAGCCGTGCTATAGATACGTTGATGGAGTTCGTTCCCGATGATTGTGGGGAGCTTTGCTCCCCCTTTCTCGGGGGCGGCTCGTTTGAGCTAGCCCTCGCAGAGCGAGGAATTGTTATACACGGCTATGAAGGCTTCAAGCCCATTGTGTGGTTTTGGAATGCTTTGTTAAAGAAGCCTCAACAATTAGCCGTCGCCGCCAGAAGGTTTAGGCGCCTCCAACTCTATAGCTACGATAAGACCAGAGATCCTTTTCGAGCGAGAGGGCTCCGGAAAGATGATTTTCTTCGCTTCAAAGAAGAGATCGCCTTTGCGTTAAAGAAGGGGCACCCCGGCACCATCGACTTGGCCGCAAAAGTTTATGCGCTCAATCGCAGCAGTTTTTCTGGCACCACATTAACGGGAGGATATTCGGCTGAAGCCTCGTGCATGCGATTTACTGAATCTCAATTAGACGAAATATCTAACTTTAAGGTGCAAAATTTTACAGTGCGTTGTGCTGACTTTAAGAGAGCCTTAAAAAATCATGATTGTTATTTGTACTTAGATCCTCCCTATTTTATGCCGCCCGGTAGTAATAACTACTATGGCATGTCCGGCGATATGCATAAAAGCTTTGAACACTTAGCTTTGTTCTCGCTTCTCAGACAGAGAGAGAATTGGATTTTATCGTATAGAGACTGCGACGAGATCAGATCTCTTTATCGAGACTATCAAATCTATGATGCTCAATGGACATATGGAATGAATAAGACCAAAGAATCAAAAGAAATCATTATTACCAACTTGCCAAAGCGTTTACATTGTGTTATAATGGACAACACAGGAGGAACAGAATGAGAAAGAAAACAAAAGCAGGTCGTGTGGGACTACAAGACCTGATGACGTTAGTAAACAAGAAAGCCGGCCGAAATGTCGCACACGACTTGACAGGGGATAATCCTACTCAAGTAAAGGAGTGGATCCCGACCGGCTCACGCTGGTTAGATTCTATCATCTGCAAGGGCCAGCGCGCCGGCATTCCTGTCGGCAAAGTAACCGAGATTGCAGGATTAGAATCCACAGGCAAATCTTATATGGCTGCACAAATAGCAGCAAACGCCCAGAAACAGGGAAAACTCGTTATATATTTTGATTCCGAGTCAGCAATCGACCCAACTTTTTTAGAGGCAGCAGACTGCGATTTGGAGCGTTTAATGTACGTTCAAGCATCGTCTGTCGAGTTTGTGTTGGAAACGATTGAGGAACTTCTCGGAGCAACTGATGAGAAGCTTGTTTTCATCTGGGACTCTCTGGCATTTACGCCAGCAGTCTCAGATGTGGAAGGCGATTTCAATCCCCAGTCTTCGATGGCAATGAAGGCGCGAATTCTTGCGAAAGGAATGTCAAAACTGACCATTCCGATTGCCGATAAACAGGCAACATTCATTGTTCTGAATCAGTTGAAGACAAACATTCCCCAGGGACCAGCCGCGCGCATTGTGGCGATGACGACACCTTATATGACTCCTGGCGGAAAGGCTATGATTTATGCGTATTCATTGCGCATCTGGCTGACCGGCCGCAAGGCTAAGTCTTCCTTTGTTGTTGACGAGAAAGGATTTAGAATTGGATCCGAAGTTAAAGTTAAGCTGGAAAAGTCCCGCTTTGGAACACAGGGCCGATCGTGTGCCTTCCGTATTCTGTGGGGCAACGAAGTCGGCATTCGCGATGAAGAAAGTTGGTTTGATGCCATTAAGTCATCAGATTGCTTGACAAGCGCCGGCGCATGGTATACGTTAAAGATAGGAGACTACGAGAAAAAGTTCCAACCATCGAAATGGACACAACTAATTACAACAGATAGTGAATTTAAGGAGAGGGTGCTGCGTCTAATGGATGAAGAGATTATTCAGAAGTTTGATAAACGTGAAGGAAGCGCAGATGCTTTCTATACAGAACCAGAAGATTTAACAGTACCACACAAGGAGAACAAATGATTTCATTAATTACAGCACTTGTTTTGGCTATGTCTTTCAGCGTAGCCGATGCAAAGCCACACAAGCAGAAACAGTCCGCTAAAAGAGCGGTACCGCATCAGCACCACGCAGCAAAAAAGCCGCGCCATAAGCACGCGACACACCGACACCACCAGTATCATGTCGCAAGGCCCCCGCCCCCGCCCAAAGCACGTGGCACCTATTCGGTATACTTCTATCGCGGACACTGGGTGATGGCACACCACAGACCTCATTTTATGTGGAAGTGGAATCATGTCGCTGGTCGGTGGACTCTCGTTTTCCGATTCTAAAAAAACACTTGACTTAGCCCCCTCAATAAGTTATAATGTATATGACTTGAGGGGGTTATTTATTTTGAAAAGAGTATTAATTATTGATGCGCTAAACGCATACTTGCGCGCTTACATTGTG